ACGGTATCGTTAACTCTTCGGACTTGCATATAAGAATTACCTAATTTAGACAGTACGTTTAGTTTTTTCCAACCTGTATCACCGTCTAACACAAACCAACCTTGGTTACCTGACGCTGTACGTTTAATCCATTTCAAAGCTCCGTTAGTTTTCTTAGTATCGACATAAGTCTGTCCGATAGTACCATCGACTTTACCGTTTGGCATACCTTCGCCAATTAACTCGCTAGATGAAGTTGATGGAGTAGGTGCATTTTGACTGGAAGCAGGTAGATTTACTGTTCCACCACCATCAGATAAGATGAGTGTATTCCCTGATAAAGTCAATTTTTGAGGAATACCAACACCGTCAGTACCTTTTGGACCAGTTAACCCAATAGGTCCTTGAGGTCCGATTGGTCCTTGAAGTCCATCCGCTCCTCTAGGACCAGGGTCGCCTTGAGGACCAGGAGGACCTTGTTCACCACGTTCTCCACGAGGACCAGGCTCACCATTTTGCCCTTTTTCTCCTGGAACACCTTGTAGCCCCTGAGGTCCAATCGGGCCTTGTTCTCCGCGTTGCCCTGTTTCTCCTCTTAGGCCTTGAATTCCTTGTGGGCCTTGAGGACCAGGTTCTCCGCGCTCACCACGAGACCCAGCGTCTCCTTTAGGTCCTGGAGTTAACGAGATGTTTTGTAGCTCAGATTTTGTAGCAAATACGCTTGTGTCTACTTTAGGAGTAGATTCAAGTGCTTGAAGACGTTTCAAAATTTCTGAATCGTCATATCTTGCACCTTCTACATGAATATTGCTTAATGCTTCTTGTAATTCAGCTTTTGTTACAATCTCAGTAATTGCAACGATTCGTTTGCTATCCTTCTCAATTACTGGTAATTCTTTGTGCTTATCGATTTCAGAAACGCGAACACCAAACGAAAATTTGTAAACATCAGCAGATTGTACTACTTTTTCGATGTACACATATCCTGTTACTGTCTCATCAACAGTAATTAAACTAGTGTCAAACGGCACTTCAACTACATTTCCGGTTACATTTCCAATGACTTCCAAGAATCTATTGGAACGTTGGAAATGGAATAACACAATTACTTTCTTTAAATCAGTCCTGTCCATTGTTAATTCAATTACTGCACTGTTAGTATCGTGAGAATAGAATTCGTCCTGGATGCGATTCATGTTATTTCTAATCTTAGTAGTCAGACTGACATCCCTTTTGATTTTTTTCATATTTCCTCCAATGAAAAAGGCAGCCACTATTGTAGCTGCCTATTGATATTATTGATTGTTTGGACGGTCGTAAGTCATTGCACGAGTGCTATCACTTACTCCGGCAGTTGTTGGATCATTAACGACACCCACAATTACAAATACTGCAAACAGAGCGTTGATAAACACTAATAATTTATCAATTGTTTCTCCTAACTCCAATTTAATATTGAATACAGCTAAGAATGTTTGTAGCAATAAAGCTAATGCTGGTACTAATGTAATCCAAAATGTTTTGTTTAAAATTCGTACTTTCCAGTTAATCATCATATTTTTCTACCTCTTTCTCAATTAATTTTTTAATTTTATTTTCTTGATTCCGTCTCATTTGATTAATATACGGCTTCAGTGCTTCCGGAAATGGTAATCCAAGTGCTTCCCAATTTTCCATTAGTGAGCCAATGTAACTAATAATGAAGAATAAACATGCTGTAATTCCTATTTCACGATGACCAAGTGCGCGTGCGTACAGCGCTATAACCATCACCACAGCAACTACTAAGAAATGTCGCAGCAAGCCGTTGGTACTCGTCTTGCTATCAAATTTCTTTAATTTAAAGGCTTTGATGTATCCTGATACAACATCGAAAAATACTAACCAAAGCAGAATCTGAATATAAGGACTCTTAAATAAAGATTGAAGATGATCATTTAAAATCCTTAGTTCGATGTCGTTAGGCATTATAGCTCCATAACCTCTACGACTATTTTGTATTTTTTGATTTCTTCACGTTTATTAGAATTTTCTTGTTCTAAGCGTTGAATTTCATCATTTAAACTCTGAGCTTTTTGCTCAAATTGCGCTTTTTCCTCTCCGAGTCTGTTAATCTCATCTTGTTTAGATTTAACTTTCGTTTCTAACGATGAAATTTTGTTTTTAATTGTTTCTAGTTCCATAATCTTGTCTCCTTAATTTGTGATTGTGATTCCGTCCAAGCAAAGCCAATCGCTATTGACATCTCTTACTACTACTATAGTTCCAGATTCGTAAACATTTAATGTGCATAATTTGTAATCTTTTGTCATTCCTCTTATGAAAATTGATTTTTCAGGCTTCACAGGAAAAGTAATCTTCAATGCATGTCTCCACGGAGTAACATCTCCACCTTTACAACTGCCTCTTAACTCGATTGAACCGTCATTGTTCACTTTGTATTGAACTGGTGGATAGTCAGTCCCATAATCTTGCCACCCGTTTAAATACGTGGCGTTTTTCCACACATTTGTCCATTCAGACCATTTTCCATTTTCCAAGATTCTAGTGTGTAGGTTGGTTGAATTAAATTGTATATATTGTTGAATGCAATAGTTAGAATCTGTGCTGTGAGTTATAACATTGACATAACCATAATTGTTAGTTCCAGAAGGATTATGCTGCACACCAAAAGCATGATAGCTTCCAGCCGTCTTTAAAGTGTTTAGATCACCATTAAACTTTAAGGATTTCCCATCTCTTGATGTCAAAGCAAATTCCTGAATTGGCTTTCCTCTAGACATTAAGCCATCTTCAACATTTAAGCTGCTATGGAATGCGACTGGAAGAAATGACTCAAAATGTCCATCTAACTCCGGAAATCCTCCAACGGCTGCACGATTGTCACCCCATGCCCAAAGAACTCTGGATGAACGTACTAGCAGCACAGAGTCTACTAAATCACTTAGCTTATCTTGAATCACTAACCGAACATTGTACGCTTTTGAAAGTTCGTAAAATGCACCACAGTCGATTTGACGGTTGATTTTCTCTGTGCTCTCATTTGTAAGGTTAACGGCATCAATCCATCTATTTGTCTTTTTAGCTGAGTACTGGATTTTAAGAGTATACGGATTCCTATTCACTCCATCAATTACTAATGGACTGACATTTGCAGCGACTGTCGCAATAATGGTTTTATTAGTACCGTTCCCTGTTCTATTAGCCAGAAATGCGATAATCTTAGGAGCGTAATAATCCCATACTTTAATAGTCTTTGACTTTGAGGCTGTTCTTCCGCGTGAGTCAGTAATCTTGGCAGTAACTTCTAAATTGCCTGCCTTGTTTGCAGGAAAGTCACCACTAGTCGCTCTCACAACTAAATTATCCACAGTTAGCTCCGTAGAAATGATAGTTGATCCGTACGAACCATTTGCACTAGTTGTTTCAACACGCATTACTGATTTATCTTTAACAAAATTACCTGTAGGGATAAATTCTGCTAATTGTGCTGTTCTTTCAGTAATCGTTACATCTTCAAGTGTAGGAACGATAGAAGCAGGAACCTTGATTGGGATGCCTCGTTTATAGATATCGTTTCCGATTTGCTCAGTCCCTCTAAACGTCCGTACACGGACATCTAACGCTCCAGTATCACTATTGGTAATTCGATTAGCGTAATCTATTGGGACTGTGAATTTCACGCTTGTATCGTGGTCAGTTCCTAAATCGACTAAATCGCTTCCGTTAACACTCCAGCTCACCTGGTGTCTAAACTCGTCGACTTTCTTATCGATAGTAATCGTGATGGGTTTCCCCAATTCCGTTTCAGTTACAGATTTAATTCCACTAGATCTTGGAATGTTTGCTAAATTAACAGTTCCGCTAAACCAGTTAATGTGCCCCTGGTCCGCAACGTTTGTTAGTCTCGCCCAAATAGGTATACTCTTGGTTCCATCTTCGTTATGTGGAATCGTCATGGTGCCACTTCCGAATGTAACCCAGTCGCGATTTCTTAAGTCAAAGCTAACATATTTGCTTAGTACGCTCTTACCATTGATTTCAACTTCTGCTAAAGATTCGTTATTTAAATCAAATGCCCATGCACTCGCTCTCTCCAGCCATAGCTGCCACGATATAGTAGAGGTGTTAGTTGTGATATCTGTGCCTGTTTCGTTAACTTCAAGAACTAGACGGACATATCCACTAGATGTTGTTTTAGATATCTTAACCATTTACCGCACCTCCTACGTATGATATGACTGTGAATTCGCTGTTGTATCGTTCGAAAATATGATTAGCAATAGTAACGGAATTCCAGAATGTCGCGCTGACGATGTTTAATTGTTGGCCTGAAATATAAGCTACTACACGCCCAGAATCGATAAATTCCATACGTTCATTGGTGTAACGCGTTTGAAGTTTTTCACCGTTTTTACCAATTAACAAGCCATCTTCGTCAACATTGAAATATGTTGAGATTGCATTAAGCAGGACGCTGGATTGCTCCATGTTAAGCTCTACTGCTCTTGTTCGCTGACCTAATCCTCGAATTTCTTCTGAAGTCTCTTGAATTTTCTTATAAGATTCTTCCAGGTTACTAAATTTCCCCGTTAAATCTCTGAGTGTGTCTTCTGTGACTTGAGATTTATTGATGATTTCCATAACCTCAGCAAACTGATTAGCATGCTCTCTGTTACGTTCTTCGAATTTCTTCTGTAGTCGTTCCAGTTCTTTGTCATCTTTATTCAGCACAGGTTTCCATTCGCCATTGGTATAGATTTTTGGAACGTCTTTTCCAGCAATGCTAGTATCAGTCCATAAATCTCCAGCACTAGGATTAGATGGAGGAGTTGGTCCGATAGACTTATTAACGATGAAGTCTTTAATAACAATCGAGCTGCTTGCAGCAACTTGATTTCCTTCGATTGCCTCACAGATAAATGTGGCTTCTCTATCAACATCATTGACAGTAATTGGTAATTCATTGCTGCCATTTGAATGTTGTTCATTCCATGCTACATCGTCTGCTCCATACTTGCTTTTGCGTTTCCAACGATATGTGAAACGATTATTCATTGGAATGTCCATCTTGCTAACACTTGCAATTAATTTAGTAGAGATATTACTATTCTGGAACACAATGCCATCAGTAGACTGAATGTTCATCACGAATGGCACTTCTGTAAAGTCGAATAATCGTTCTTTAACTAACGTACTTAATCGTTGCACTTTTTCAGAGATTGTGTCTGGATTTTCAACTATAT